TCAAAGATTGGAAGAACTTCAATCTACTATCCAGTTACCAATCCCTAATGGCATAAGAGATTCCAATACAACGGATTGGGGTCAAAAATCAATGAGTAATGTAGCAGGTTCATTGACTGATCCTATAATGGGGGGGATGCTTGAGGGATCACTAGGTAATGGGCAGGATCAGAAGGGTGTTTTGGATGTAATGAGAGATACTTTTACTAATGGAAAAAATATAGTAGCAAATACAGCATTTAGAAGAAAAAATCAACTAGACTTGATAACAAGTGCTGCAAGTACACTTGGATTAAATATTAATGTTGATGAAGCTATAACCAGAAAATATGGTGTAATAACTAATCCAAATCTTGAATTATTATTTAATGGTCCTACACTAAGAGAATTTACATTTACTGTCAGATTTACTCCTCGTAGTACAGACGAATCTGCAAGAGTTCGTATGATAATACGAGCACTAAAACAACATATGTCAGTCAAGAAAAATCCAAGAACAAATCAAAGCAATATAGGAAACTGGTTATTAGGAACTCCTGATGTATTCAAACTTAGATACATAAAGGCTAAGACACAAAAAGATATTAAAGGTTTAAATAAATTTAAAACTTGTGCATTGAAAACAGTATCTGTTGATTATACAGGTGAGGCTGGTAGATTTGCTGCATATGATGTAGACAGTCAACCAATAACAACATTAGTAACATTAAATTTCTCAGAACTTATTCCACTATACGATCAAGATTATCTGGAATTCGATTCAGACGACGATGTAGGTCTCTAAATGTCTAATTACTTCAACCAATTACCAAATATATCATATCCAACTCTGTTAAAGAATAGGCAGAGTAATACTGACTACGTAGAATTAAAAAATCTCTTCCGTAGGGTAAAAATAAGAGAAGACTTATATTCAAACTTTATGCAGTTTGATCAATATAAGATTATTGGTGATGAAAGACCAGATAACGTAGCTGAGAAGGTATATGGTAATGATGACCTAGATTGGGTTGTTCTGATATCTAATAATATTGTAGATCTTAAGAATGAATGGCCAATGACCCAATTGGACTTAAATCAATATCTTGACGACAAATACACTCCACAACAATTAACCCAAATACATCATTATGAGACAGTAGAGTTTAGAGACAGAAATAACCAATTAATCGTTCCTGCGGGTATGGTGGTTGATGAATCATTTACTATAGAATACCTTGGCGGAGATATTGGTATTACTGGTAATAGTGGTGTATTAAAAACAGCATCTCCTATTAAATCACTAACATTCTACGAATATGAGTTATATAAGAATGATGAAAAAAGAATGATTAATGTCCTAAAAGAAGATGTACTTGGATTGTTCTTAGACGACTTTAAGAGAATTATGAAATATGACAAATCTTCCCAATACGTCAATAGGAAGTTGAAAAAGACGGAAAATATAAGAATCCATTAAAAAAACCCTGGCCTTTAAAAAAGCCAGGGCATTTTTTCAGCGCTTTTTTGAAACTAAAAAACGAAATAATATGGCCTAAGTTTCAGCAAGTTTCTGGAAGTAACTTAGTGCATCGTCTGCATCCTCATCGGGTGCAGTTGCAACAGGAGCAGCAACTCTAGCTGGAGCACGTGTCTCCTCTAGTTCAGCAACACTACCACGACTAGTATCTTCCTCCTCAAAAGTAGGAGCAGTTTTACGTGTCTTGTTACCTAGAACATACTCTAGACGTGACTTAAGATCATCATAAGACTTGAACTTATCAGTTGCAACAAGTTCCTGAAGAGAAAACTCTTTCTTCCAAAGACCTTCAAGAGCCTCATCATCATTCAAGAGTGCAGCTGGTGCAGCAAACTCAGAACTATCATAGTTCCAGAATCCAGCAACCTTCTTAATCTTGATTTTAAAATCAGCACCACCCCAGAAATCAAATGGGTTGATTGCATTCTCATCTTCAAACTCAGGTTGCATAGCTTCCTGAATCTTATCAAAGATTTTCTTACCAAACTTGTAAAGGAAAACACCACCTTCATTAGAAGGATTGGCAGGATCTTTTACAACATAGATGTTAGCGTAATATGATAACTTACGTTTCTGTTTACGTGCAACCTCTTTGTCTGAATCGACACCAGAGTTCCATAAACGGGAATTATGTTCTGATACAGGATCTTTTGATCCTAATGTGGTAAGAGAGTTCTCCATGTACCAACCACCAGGGCCTTGGAACGCATGAGAGTACATCTTGACCCAAGGAATATCCTCACCATCAGGTGCAGGAAGAAATCTAACGACGGCATAACCGTTACCAGATTTATCAACTTCTGGTCTCCAGAGACGATCATCTCCACCAGATGTTGTATTCATTTTTTCGACTTCCTTAACCAATTTAGATGTTAGGGAGCCAAGTTTGGATTGTTTTTTTAAGTCTGAAAAAGACATAGGATTAAATCGGATTTGTTCGGATTTGATTTGTTTATTATAACAAAAAGTTTGTCACTTGTCAAGACGGTTCTCGACATTTTTGCGAAGGTGTGTAATTGTATCTTGCATCATCTTAAATAGGACGGCAGGATTAAGTTCCTGTTGAAGACCCAACAACTTAGTTGACTCATCAATGTTATCCTTCATTGCCTTCGCTTCAGGATCATCTGAAAGAGATAGTCGAGTGTATAATATACGTTGTTTCTCAAGTAATTCCTCAAGACTTTCAATGTGTTCAAACTGTTCCTCAATAGTCATCTGAGGAAAACGTGCTGCACTATCAAAAATTTCTTCTTGAAGTTCATTGATTTCAACAAGATTTGCACGTACTTGAGCACTGTTCAAAAAACTCATAGGATCTTCTCTCTTAGGATCTTTTTATAACGAGATACATTAATATTTAGGAAAGAACGGTACTTTTTCATCTTCAGGGATACCGTACACCAAATAGGATCTGTTAATATTTTATCAAACTGTTTTGAAAAGTCAAGTATCATATCAAGAATAATAAGTGTCTCAATAGAAATATTTTTCCTCAAATATTCTTTAAGTATTGTTGGATGTTGACCTTTAGTTTGAAAATGGCTCTCAAAGTTATCCTTGGTCAAAACATCTCCCACTTCACTCCCAAATATGTAAGTAAGTGATTGATTTCTCTTCTGCCATTCTTTGAAGTTAGTCTCTCCACTCTGCATGATTTCACCAATCCATACTCTAGATGGATCTTCACTTGAAATGAAATTAGAAATAAAGTACTGAGTAATTTCTTCATCAGTCTTCTTTCTACTCATACGTTCAAAGAAATATCTATCCTTTCTCTTATTGAATGCATTAGCTGATGCCCTAGACTTACCACCGTACTTAAGATAGTCATACTTCTCCTTAGTAAAGTGTTGCTTCATCGCAATGTAAGTTTTATAGCATTCAAACGGTGTCACTTTTACTTTTGTTTTCATATTTATTAAGCAATCTTAGGAAATGAGTAATTGCATATCTACCCCAACCATCATAATAATTTGAATCATCTATTCTTACCTCTCGTACTCCATGTTTGACCCAACTAGGAAATAGTATCATTGAATTATTATTACAAGGAAACTCATAATCATACTTAGGAAAATACAATTCACCACCACTAAATTTCTTAGGTTCCTTATTAAAATAAGTGAATATTAAAAATTGCATTGATGCGTCTACATGTGGTTCATAATGCTCACCATTATGATAATACCTTACCTTTGTACAATCATTATTTGTTATGGGAGCTAATCCACAACAATCATGTATCTGTGCAAATGATTCTAATATATCTTTACTAAAAACTTTCCTAGTAACAGTCAAGATACTAGATAACTTTCTATGTCCTTTGTATATTTTATCTAAAAGTAACGCATGGGAATTAGTCTTATCTACAACCCCACCGAAATCCTTTGCAGTAAGAAGTTTATCTGGTTTGGTATAGAAGTTAAGTTCTTCCCAGATTAATTCCAACTCATCTGGATTATAAAAATCATGAATAATCAGATGTGGAAATGGATCTGTGAATGCATTTCCATTAAGTGTTTCCATTATAAAGGTAACTTAGCAAGTGTAGTTCTCTTTAAGAAATTTAGTTCTGTAGCCTGAGCTTTAATCTTTTCTTTTAATGGTTTACTAATGAGTTTAGAAACAGAATCAACTTCTATTTTATTCTCATCACAATAGTGAACTATTGCATCAATATAATTAAGATCCTTAGTATTCTTAACAAGGTTTTCTATGTCTTGAGTAAATTTATTTTGACATAAGAATTTTTCTTTTAATGCCTTATCAAGATCGTTATTCATGATTAAAGTTGGTGACAAATTTTTTGATGTACTTAACTAAGAGCTTAATATACTCGTCTTTGTTCCGTTTGTCAAATACTTTTACTTCTCCTGACGGTGTTGTCATAATAGTAATTAACTTCTTGACTGGTATGCCAGTCATCTCGTAGTACATACATGCGTATGCGGTTTCTTGAACAAAATAATTCTCTAACCAAGCCTCTGGTTTAATTCTTTCTGAAGTCTTAAAATCAATAACTGCAAGTTCTCCATCATACTCTCCAATACAGTCCACACGGCCTGCAATACCAAAAAACTCAGAATGCATGGAGCGCTCAATAGCATGTATATTATCGATTTTATCCAGGTATGGTTTCGCATGGTGGAACATGAACTGCGTAGCGGGTAAATGTTCTTCCCATAAAATGTCTTTCTGTTCAAGGTATCTCTGTGCGGCTTCATGGAAATCCGTACCCCTTGTTGTGGCTTTTTTTGTTATACGATTCGCCTCTTCGTCACCTACTCTTTGTCTCCACTTTATGAATTTCTCTTTGTTATAAAATGAAGTGACTGATGTAATGGATGGAACCCATTCACCATTTGGTAATTGATATAATCTACATCCAGGCGTATCTTTACTCTTTAACTCTATGTCACCGAGATAATTATGATAAGTTAGTTGCATTAGAGTCCTAGAGCTAGTTTTGCGATAATGTAATCTCTTACGAGACCCGAACGAACAATGTCATCTACTCCAAACTCAACCATCTCAAACTGACTTTCCATTTGTTGGATGATCTTCATGAAGTCTAGAATACCATTACGTTCATTTGTTTTAGTGAGATCAGTCTGTGATGCATCACCACAGAAAACAATCTTAGAGTTCTCACCTACTCTTGTCATTATACTATCTAATTCGTG